CGTCGTATTCGGTTCCCAGAAATTCAGGCGGATGTGCCAAGGGATTATCGACGCTGACAGTCTTCAGAACATTGTCGATCCGCTTGTTCATCGCTGGGCTGAAATCATAGGTCTTGCTGAGTGACTTCAACAAACTCTCAGCCGTGTCTGGGTTCTTTTGATTCTTCGTTGCCATCATTCTTCTCCTTGGGTTGGTACGCCCTCTACGCTAGTCTATCGCCATGCGTCCCTTGACATGGTCGAATCCATCATAGCTAATCAGCCCCATGATAGAAATCCCATTCAGCCGGTCGATGGGCGCGCGAGCCGTCAGCTGCATGCCATCCATGATCGCCGTGAACAGCACGCATTCCTTCCGACCCGGAACTCCTTCGAGGGACTTTGTTCCCTCGGGGATCGTTTTGCTCTCAACGATCCACGCCTCGGTGAAGAATATAACTCCCTTCACCATTGCCGTGCGCTTTGCCAATTCCTTCATGGCATAGATGGATATCTGCTTCTCCTGCAAGGTCCCCATCGGCGGATGCTCGACGGCCACTTCATTTTCCTCGTGACCGAACACCACAAGAGTCGGAGAGATCTGTTTCTCCTCGGCGATCTTGCTCTTTAAGAATGGCGTGATGCGGTCGATCTTTTCCGCAAACCATTCTTTGAATTCTACGGTGGGTGTCTTTGCCATTGTCTTTCTCCTCAACGAAGCTCGATGGATGGAAGGATGACGTTCGGCTTGAACGTCACTTGATAGCTGGAAGTCGAGACGTTCGTCTCATCCAGTTGCTCGACGAAGTAGGTCACGTTATCCGACAGGCCCAAGATGTTCTTCTTGTACTTCGTGTCCGAGATCTTGCACGTGACCGTAATGCTCTTGGCGGACTCGCCAGCTTTGATGGCGCAGAGCCCGCGAATCTCGAGCATGTATTTGTCCGTGATCCCGTTGTAGAACACCACCCGGCGAGGGATCTTGAAGTTGTCCGCATCATTCGACAGATTCTTAGATGCCACGTCTGCATCTCGTTCACAGCCTGTGAGGGCAACCGCAACAGCGACCACCGTGACCCCGATCCAAATGATCGCGAAGAGTTTCATGTTCATATTTGTCTCCCCTAGTCTAACCTGGACACTTCGTAGGTTCCGTCCGCCCGCACCACGGCCACGACGGCGCTTGGATACAGGACGATGAACTCGTCACGGAACTCCAAGACACTAAGGACGGGCTGCGGCGGATCGCCTGGATATTCTATTTCAGCGGTATCCTCGTTCACCACGGCACCGGGAATTTTCATCCAGCCTCCGATATAACGCTCGTTGATCTGCTCGATGGCGGGGCGCGGGTCCGCCTCCTTTAGAAACAGAGGTATGAATCCCCACAGATCGAGTGCCTCTTTGGCACTCTGCCCGGCAAGCACCTTTATGAGCATTGCTGCCTCCCCTAGATCAAGGTCGAGATGGCGTCGAAGACGCCCATCCGCTTGGCGTTGACGTTGTCTTCAATGGCGTATTGCACGATGGCGGCGAGCATCCGCCGCTTCGGGAGGTCGCTGAAGGGCAGCGCCACATGCACTTTCTCGCCCCGGACCTCGCCGTGGCAGTAGCTCACGTCCCAATGGGGATAGCCGGGGTCCGACAGCAGGCGGAGGCGCGTGATGCGCAGGCCGGGCTCGGTCCACATGACCGTGCGGGCTTCGCGGAACTCAGAGTGGTAATCGGCCCCATTCGAGAGGCCGTTTACCTCTTTGGCTCCGTAGGTGTCCCTGAACGGGACCACGACGTTCTTCGACATTGCTTTCTCCTATGTTGGACGGTCGCTGGGGCTCTTCGTGCAGTAGCAGCCGTTCGTGACGTCCCAGTCCAGGACACCCTGCTCATGCAGCTCCTTTGCCCGCGCATAAGGCAGATAGTAGTCCCTGTTCCCGTTGCGACTGTCGCGAATGACCCTCGCTTCGAGCGGCTTCGTCTTTGGACGCTTTGACATTTGACCTCCTCGCCCTCACCGGGCCGCCGGACAAACCGCCCGGCGCACCACCATGGTACCACCCCTGCGCGGGAATGCTACATGAAGTTTACAGGGTCACTGTCCCGTCTCGGGTCCCAGGTAGCGCCGGACCAGATACTTGGCCCGGTTGATGGTCTGCCGCCCCTGCTCGGTCAAGCCCATGGCGATCTCTTCCTGTGCATCCGACAGGATGGACATGATGACCATCGCTTTCCCGCATGGGAGCTGGAACGTCATGGATCTCTCAACGGATTCGACGAACTCCTCGAGATCGCAGCCATACATGGAAAGCTGTCGTTGCTTGATGTCAGACATTGCTTCTCCTTTTACTCTGGCCAGCTAAAGAACAACGGATACTTGCGTCGGAGCATCTTTTCGTCGCGCAGCAGAGCACCCATTGTGACGCGGTACAGAACCTTGCCACTGCCGGTCCGGCGAGCCACCTCACGCTGGAAGGCCTTTTTCTTAAGGCCGGTGACGCCCTTAATGTGCCGCCAGACCTCCCGCAGTCGCCGGTCTTCGTGCTTGCTCACGACGTCATGGCACTCACCCGGCGCATGCCACGCACTCACGTCGGCGTGATAATGCGCCTCCGTAAGGTAGAAGTGGGCGAGGATCGCCAACCCTTTTCCGATATCGTGTCCCTTGACCTTGACCATATTCACCTCCTGCCCTGACCGGGCACCTGACGGGCACGTCGCCCGCCACGCCAACGGTACCACGCCGAATGTGGATGACTAGGTGAAATTTACACTTTCCCTTTCTGTAGCAGCGGCCAGAGCATGTGGATTTTCTTCTTTGCTTTTCGAGCAAGGCGTATGGTCATCCAAGTTCCGCTACGACGTTCCTCAAACATCGCCTTGGGCGTAGCTGCAAGTTCATCACTCTGCTGGATAATGTCTATATTCCGTATCCGATATTCTTTCTTCGGATATACCTTGTCTCCTATGAGAAACGCTCGTTTACCGGGATTGATTGGCGGATGGATGTGGATAGCGCAATCAGGGAGTTCCACGCGGACGATTTCATGCGCCTCGGCGTCGGCATGGATGCAGTCGCCATGATGGAATTCAGTCGGACGAAGACGACATATGAGGTTCCGAAACAATATCCTCTGCCGTATAGTCAAAGGACAATGCGACGTGCCGGTAAATCCAAGTTTCATGTCATGCTCCTTCTTTGTTCACTTTCAGCATCGCCTGCGGATCTGAGACCAGCGTGTGCGATCCGTCTGTTCTCAGCTTCATGTAGCACTTCTCGCCGCACTCGGGACAGTAGGACGGCAGACGCGGATTCACCCAGCAGAGATGGTGATTGCAGCAAGGCATCCGGAACAGCCGGAACGGCACCCGCTCGGTTGTCCGAGCCATCTAGTGCCTCCCTTGCTCAAAAATAAATTCACCGTTCCGCCACGTCACCTTCGGGATGTTCCTGTCCCACACGATGCCCAACGGACTTTTGGGAGCAGGCTTCGTCTTCATCACCGTTACGGGGAACTTGTAGATGTGGATAGTCTTAAAGAAGGCGATCCAGGCTTTCTCGCTATCGTCGGCGGTAAAAACTTCATCCCCTCGTATCGGGAAGTGCATGATGATTGCAAACACAGCTAGTCCTCCTCGTCCGGCGGGAACATCTTATCCCAGTCTTCCGGCGTGTAGCCCGTCATCAGAAACTCGCGTTCGGAATCGTTGAGCTGCGGGAGGATGTCCTGGATCATCCTCCGACCGGGGCTCGCCAGTTCAGCCAACTGCGCCTCGGTGACCGCGAGGTCCATTGTGTTCAGCTTGCCCGTCAGCGGGCTCTTTTGCGTAACCTTCATTGCATCCTCCTATTGCCGTCGGACCCGACGCCCGACAGCCAAAGGTAGCACGCTGGCAGTAGATGACCAGCAGAAGTTTACACCTTCTTGGTCTTCTTCGGCATGGGATCGCGCCCCTTGCCGTCGTCACGCGCTCGGAAGTAATCGCGAACTCCAGCCATCCAGTCTTCGTCTTCGGCGGCGTTGAATTTCTCGATGATGATTTCGAGTTCATTCAGCGCCGTGCGATCCCGTTCCAGCCATCCGAGATCGCTTTCGTATTCCCTCTTGGCGCGGGCGATCCGCTCGGCGTAGGCCATCGTGCGGATGCTGGACCCTTGCAGATGGATATCGGTTTGAGGGAACTCGGTGGTGATCCCCAGTTCATACATCCGAATCCGATGGGATTTTTCGGCGGCGGCTTTCATCAGGCCCGTCCGGGCATGCCACAAGATCGATCGGAAAGTCTGTGCGTCCATGTTTCTTCTCCTCCAGCGCAAGTGCTGGCGGATCGAGCGCCCGCAGGCGCTCTCACCGTCAGAACTCACCAGTCCCTGGCGTTGAGTTCCTGTTCGTGATACATGCGCGCCCGCCAGCGGAACAACTGGAAGGCTTTCCTCATCGTGGCGTGCTTGCCGATCTCCTCGGCAATCTCGTCATCGGTCCAGCACTCCACGATGTAATCCCACCTGATGTGCCTCTTGTTGTAGCGCCGCAAGGCGTGTTCCTTCACGGCCTTGACGCCTGCGGCGATCTCTTCCTTTGTCATTGCTTTCTCCTATGCTCCGCGCCTGCTGCCAACATGCATCTTGCCCTGATGCCACCAGACCCTGCTGGTCAACAGGTCCTCGTCGAACTCTCCCGGCGTGCCAGCGGCCGGGACGACCTTTTGGACGCACGCCGAATCTCCGTCCTTTATGGCACTGAAGAACCACTGCCATGCGAGCCACGGGTCCGTCGTGGTATATCCACGCGGCCCTAGGCTCTTATAGCTGACTGATACGATGAACATGCTACCTCCTGCCCTCACCGGGCGTTTCCAGCGGCTGCTGGCGGATCGAGCGCCCGCAGGCGCTCTCACCGTCACCAGCCGCCCGTTAGACGGCCATCGTGATGTCGAGAAGATCGCCGGGCTTGACGGGGTAGTCGGCCTTGAGGATGTACCACTTCTTCGCCCAGTCGGGCGTTTCATCGGGGGCGTCCGCCCACGCATAGACCCAGCAGCCCTTGGTCTCACGCGCGAAGGCGTAAATCCGGTTGCCGATGACCGACGTTGCGGTCTTGCTGCCCTTCACAACACTCAACTTTGCCATATCAGCCTCCTTGCCCTCACCGGGCGGTTTGCGGATGGCGAAGCGCCACCCGCCCCGATACATACCGCAGGGCGGGGCGGATAGCTAAATGATTTTTACAGATTCGCGAAGTTCTCAGGTCTTTGGAATAGCCTCAATGTCGAAATGGAACTCTACAAGATCCTCGATTTCCCTGTAGACATCCGGATCGGTATCCAACTCCTGCATCTCTGCCTTGAACGAACCCAGGACTGCCCCGTCCCGGCTGGTCACGATCACGATCACGTATTTCTCCATGTTCATTCCTCCTGCTTCCACGCTGCCAGTTCCCGATGCAGATTGTCCGCCATTCTCTGTCCCTGCATCAAGACAGTGCGGATACGAGAATCGTAGGTTCCCTGCGCGATGAAGTCGCCATAGACCACGGCCTTGGACTGGCCCAAGCGCCAGACTCTTCGCTCTGTCTGCCGCCGATGCTGAGAGTCATACGAGTTGTTCCAGTAATACATGAACCGGCAGGCGTGCTGAAAGCCGTCTGTCCCGGTGCCTGCACTCTTGGGCTGGGCGAAGATGATCTTGGCCTTCGGGTCCTTGATAAATCGTTCCTTGCTGTCGGCCCGTTCCTCGCGGGTCATTCCCCCTCTGTACTTCAAGGCGTAGCCGCCGAACCGCTTGATCATCTTCGGATTGTTGAAGTGCTTCACCAACCGTTCCGTGCAGGGCGAGAAGCGGCTCCAGACAATCACCTTGCCGCGCGTGCGCTCGAGAACGTTCTCCAGCGCCTTGGTCCGCAATTCGGGTATCCACTCCAAGCGAATCTCGGGATTGCCTTCCGCATCCTCGTCCAATTCGTAGGGCAGGAATCCACAGGCGGCTTGTTGGATTCGGGTCAGGCGTTGCAGCACCATGGGCATGAACAACGTCTTCTTTTTAAGCTCGACCATGAACTCGTCTCGGATCTGCTTGATGATCTTCGCCTGCTGCGGCGTTAGCTCGACATCGAATTCCAGCCATGTCCGCTCTGGCATCTTCATGCAGTCTTCGATTTCCACCGTGTAGGTATATGGAGCGATCCGTTCTTTGAAGTCGTCCTCGTTGATGTAGCCTTCGATGGACTTGCCCTTGAAGCCGCCGGTCTCACAGTAGCGGATCTTGAAGTCGCTGAAGGTTCCGCACTTCAAGATGTTGGGCGAGAGCCATGTGTACTGCGGATAGTAGAGCTCCAATCTTCCACCGGGTGCCGGGTACCCGGACGCGATGCGGCGGTAGACAGCGTGATCTCTGAGCGACCGCAGCGTCTTCGCCGTGTTGGACTTCACATGCATCATCATCTGGCTTTCATCTACGATGCAGCCGATGCGCCCGCTCTGCAAGAACTTCTCGAGCTTCTTCAGAGCATTGCGTTGCTTGGCTCGCCAGAGCTTCCGGCGGGCCTTGAGATTGGCGACGCTTTCGCCCGGTGCGCGCGGGGGCGGTATCTGCTTGCGCCGGAACGCCTCGGGATAGATGGTGAAGATGCGTGGCAGCGAGGTCCTTTCCATCGGCGGCTCTTCGGGCCAGCTTGCCGTCACGCACTCCTGATCGGATGTGGCGGGCAGTTCCCGCTCTATCCATTGCCGGTGTGCATCCACCGGCCCTATGATCAGCAAGCCGTCTACGACGCCAGTCATCCACATGACCAGGAACTCGCGCAGCAGCATGTAGGACTTGCCCGTGCCCAGATCGGAGTACAAAGCGAAGTATTTCTTGTAGATCATCCGCTCGTAGACTTCGTCCTGCTGTGGGAACGCTGGCGATCGTAGAAAGTTCATTTCGGCTCGCTTTTCCAAATGTGAGCGTAGATGGCCTGCCTAGACACTCCCATCTGTTCCGCTATTTGAGCTACTGGAATCTTGTCCGCTCGAAGGCTCTGGATCCTTTCGGTCTTCAGAGCCAGACGCCCCGGGAGCCTCCCATACCTTTTGATCGGCACCGCTGGCGGCTTTGTCTTTGTCGTCATCACTTACCCCTTCTTCCGTTGCATCGAATCCGAATGGATGTTCTTGACCATCCGTCCGGACCTTCCTTCCCCCGCTGTCGTATTCCCTCAGCAGGCGCTGCGACGGCTGCTCATCCAAGAGCTCGGCTATGAGGCCGCGCGCTTCTCGAACATCGTCGCTTGCCTGCCAACGATACAGCAATTCGATGGCTCTGCATACCGACGGATTCGGGATCTTGTTCGCCGAGCAGAAAAGTCCAACCGTGCTGGCATCCGGGATCGGAACCGCTCGGTTCTCCCTTTCGTTCATCGCTATCTCTTCAAGGAGCTTGTCCACGGTGTGCAGAGCCTTCTGCAGGTCCTGGACCGGGATCCCCTTCTTGTCCCAACGCACCAGATACTTGGTCGCCAATGCTTCCAGATACCCGATGTTGTAGGACTCGACGAGATCCCAATGCTGATAGTTCCCAGCCTGGGAATAGTGATCCCCGCCAACCTGATAAGTATTGGCGCGCTTCGTGTCGGTCATGTCTTGACTCCCGCTGTTTGATTGTGGATATACTGATAGACTCTTTCGATCTCCTCGGGCACGCTTATGTTATCGAACTCATGCAAAGCCTTCCAGTACGAGTCCTTCAAGTGCAGGTTCCCCGCCAGCAGGTTCTGGCGAATGAACATCCACGCATCGAAAAGATCAGCCGCCTTCAGCCATTGCCGGTCGTCCAGCGTAAGATTCTCCTCGGTTATGAATCCCCATTCCTTAGATATCGCAGCCTCGGCGAGATCAAGCTCTTGCTTCAGCTTTGGATTTTCCTGCTTGGCCCAGCGGGGCATGTCGCCAGTCAGATACTCGGGAACGTCGTGCGTTGCCGCCGCCCGCAGCAGGGTTGTGGAAGGATTGGGATGCAGCATGAGGATCCACATCACCACACCCCAGGAATGCGCCGCCACATTATCCTCGCGGATGACATAGCCTTTGGTGTGCCAGCGACGGACCTGCCCCGCGTCATAGCAGAACAGAACCCTCCTGGCGAGGAACTTCGTCCGGTTATTATAGTCTTCGCTCATGGTTGCTCTCCACTTGCTTCTAATCTGTTCCTAATCCATTGCAATGCGGCATAGCTCCAATCGCATGGCTGCATCTCCAGCCTCAGAATGCTCATGGCTGCCTCGGTATCCTTCTGCCTGAAAGTCCACCACGTCTCGTAGAGCGGAACGGCAACCTGTTCGAAGAACTGCGTCTTCCAAAGGTAGGGCTGAAGCCCCGCCTGCATGGTGAAAACGTCGATAAACCAAGCAGCGTCGTCCTGCCATGCCGCGATCTCCGAAGCGTCCTCGAGGACCGGGACCGGGCAAGGCTTGATGTCTTGCTCATATAGATTCTTTGGTCCGGGAGCGATCTTTCCAATCATCCGCTTGGTGACATCGAACTCCGTGTAGAGATGGAAGTTGCTGCTGATCTGGGCGTAGTATCCCACTTTGAGTCCAAGCGCCCGCGCGACGTACTCCTGCAGGAACGAAAAGTGAACCACGTTCGCGCCATACGCGCCGTAGATCATGTCATTGCTTCGGTTGAAGACCGACATATTCAACGCGCCGTTCACAACGTAGAAGGCGATGCCGACGTTGCACGGGATGTCCTTCCCTGTGAGGAAGCAATCCGCCTGTTGGAAGATCGGGATGTAGGCGCGGCGCGTGTCCGGGTCCTTCCGCAGCATCTCGATGATCGTCGGCAGCACTTCCTTCCAGCGGTAGCCGTAGGACGACACCAGAGTCACGCCGTCGTCGGAAAAATCCATCATGTGCTTGTTGAACTTCGCCAGCCAAGCGACTTCGTTCCGCCCCGCCAGCATCCAGATGGATTCGAAGAAGTGAAAGAACGGATTGCAGTCCCTCACCTTGTCGAACAGCACCCGCTCGCGCGGCTTTGTGAAGATGGTCGTGACGGGTTCCACCGCCATGCGGACCGGACCGTTGCGAGACTGCTTGACGACGATGCCGTCGTTGCTCCACATCCGATGCCAAAGGATTGGAAAAGCTTCATTGATGTTATCGACTTTGTATTCCATGACCTGTTCCTCCTAATGGACCTGTTTCACGCCCGTTTCGAGTTCACGCAACTGCTCCATCGTGTTCCACCCGGCGTAGCCGCGTGCGGGCATCGCCAGCAATCCGTCCATCCGATCGAGCGCGGAACTCAGGTAGACATCAGTGTCGAAGAGCGCCATCCGCAAGGCGAACATATTCAGCAGATAGACGCCCGCGACAGCCTGCGTCGAGAGCACGACCTTTTCCTCGATCTTCGTTATGAAATCCCCTTTCGTCTTCACATAGCTCCAGCGGTCGTCGTGTGCGTCTTTTGGGCGGAACGTGTAGACAATTCCCCGGCATGCGTTCTTCGCCAGCAGACCGAACCCGTCGAGGATGCTTCCTTGATCGATGACGTTATCGCAATTCGATATGAGGATATACTGGCGCATCTTGGTCCGACGCATCCACTCGTAGATGGTTCGAGCCTGCCCCGAGGTTGGATTCATAAAATGCACCGTCGTTTCCCTATTCAACACGGGGCAGCCCATGTCACTCCGCAAAGCGATCTCGATATCCATCTTCTCGGGAGCCATGCTGATGACGCGATTCATCGCCAGCTTCGGCCCTCGCCCGTCTTCAATCATCAGAAAGGGCTTGATACCCCGTTCCGCAACTCGCTCGCCCCAGCCTGCCGCCGGGACGAACATGACCGTATCGTCTATGATGTTCATGTTACGTTCTCCTTCTCTCTCAGCCAGTCAAGGTAGTCGATCTGCACCGCGCAAAGATCCTTTTGCCACGTCTCGGTCGCGCGCGCTTCTATCCGCATGAAATGGATCTCCGCCCAGAATGCCGCCATGGGCGCTATCCGAAGTATCTCTTGGATCTCCTGCACGTTTTCTTCGTTCCATCCCTGCCGTGCCGCATCGGTCCAGCCCAGCAGGCTCTGTATCAATTTCCCATAGTCTACGTCCCGGTGTGCCGGGATATAAGAATGCCGGGCGGCCTGCCAGTCCACCAGCTTGTAGTTCCCCTGCAAGTCTATCACGGTGTTCTCATTCGTCAAGTCTCCGTGCGTCAAGCTGCTCGCGTGACCATACCCGGCCCGGAGCTCTTTGATCGACGGGATTGCCAGCCGCCGGATCCATCCCCGTTCCTCGATATAGTTCAGCAACCGAGTGGCGTTGAAGGTGTATGCCTTGGGATAGAACCACCGCTCGGGCAGATACCAGTAGAGCTTCATTATCGCTTCTGCTTTCTGCCAGTTCCACTTGCGGATCCCCGTCGGCGGCCCCAGAGATTCTTTGACTGTCTCCATGGCGTACCACGTCGATCCGATCCAATAGATCTTTGGAACAGCCAGAGGCTGCATGTGCCGGATGGCGTGCATGGCGCGGCCTTGCGCCGCAACCGCAGGCGAGCCGCTCTTTAGAGTGCATAGGGACATGACCCTTATGCTCTCGCCCGACAGAGATCGTTTCACGGTACGCCTCCCAACTCGGCAGCCTTCTTCCACGCCACGATGATCCGTTTGCCGCCATACAGGGCGGCGTCGGTTGGATTCTTTCGCGACACCGCTTTGACGATCCCCGGATGCAATTCCTCCATGCGGTCGGCCCCGACGGAGATATCCTTCATCTTGCGGCAGAGCGATTCTCCCCCTGGAGCATTGAACCCCTTCGGATCGTTGGTCGATCCCCAGTTATAGCAGGCGTTGCCGTAGCCCTTGGCGAGGAGTTGAAGCGTGTAGTCAAGATCCTCGAACATGCGGGTCTGGTTGAGCTTGCAATTCTGCAGCACCACGTCTGTCTTGTAGGCGAGTGCATGCGTCGCCTTCGTGTTCAGCGACCACTCGGATCCCTTGGTGTGGTTCATGAACTTCTGCGAGATGCCGCCATGGGCGAACACGGTCAGCATCTCCTCGACCTTATGGAGCATCTCATCCATCTGCATCGGATTGGCTCTGTAGCTTGCTCCGTATTGGCGGTTCGCCTTTATGATCTCGGCCCACTTCTTTGGGTCTCCCTGCCCGTAGCCGTCATATCCAGGATGAAACAGATACCGAGAATAGAACTGAAGGTCATCGTCAAACATAAGGATTTTCTTGTAGTTCATCCGCCCGGCATGGCGAAAGATCCATGCCCGCTTGGCGGCAATGTTCGGAACGATATCCGGGTTGGGCGTGACGATGGCGTGGAGCCGGGGAAACAGCTTGCTCAATTCCTTCCGTTCGTCGGCAGGGCAAACAAGAGTCGTGCGGTCCTTCCACGCCAGCGGCAATCCCGAGAGCGTTATCTGCCTGTCCACCCGACGGTAGGTCGGGATATAGATCATGAGGTCGTGAATATCGGCCATGGCTTTTCTCCTCGCAGCATCCATACCTACAGGGTACCACAGGAATTGGACGGAGGCTAGCTGAATTTTACTTGACCTTGCCGCCGCCCAGAAACGGATTCTTTCCGTCTTTAGCCGCTCGCTCCCAATAGCAGATGACCTCGACGCGCGGCACGCTGACCTTGTAATCCTTCACGACCGCCTTCACCAGTCCGGGATGGAGCTTCGCCAGCTTGTAGGCGTCGGCGTTGCTTGCCTTCATGCTGCGCTCGAGATTGGCTCCGCCTTCCGCGTTATAGCCCTCGTACTGTTCAAAGACGCACCAGTAGTAGACGGCGTTCTCAAAGCCCTTCTTGAGCAGTTGCAGACAGAGGTCCATGTCTTCACGATGCTCGATCCTCCCCAGCTTGGCGTGCTTGAGAACCGTCGAGACACGATAGCCCAGCGCATAGATCATTCTCTTGTTGAGCTGGAATTCGCCACTGATGTTGTTGCTCATCAACCGCGGTGCGATCCCGACATGATGATAGGTGTCGAGCGCCTGCTCTACCCGCTCGAAGGCGCGGGCGGTTTCTTTGTCCTCGGGGTCTGCCGTCTTGTACAGACTTCCAGCATCTGGATGCGCCACGCAGTAGTCCCGCCATACACGCGCATTGTCGGTCTGGAAACCGGCGAACTCTTTCGGATGGTTATAGCGCGGGCACGGCGACAGATCGTCATCGAGCATCATGATCTTTTCCCGTTGCGTTTCCGAAGCATATTTGAAAATCCATTTGCGTTTCTGCGCAATGGTCATGTTCGGATCTGGCTGAGATATGACATTGCACAATGGCCAATTTCTGCGATGGTCATTATGTTCTGCAACGGGACAAACGATGGTCGTTCTCTTCTGCCACGCGACGGGCATCCGCTGTAACGTGAGCTGCATGTTCACGCGCCCGCGCGTTGGAATATACAGATAAAGCTTCTTGTCCATCAGTTGGTCCCTTTCAGGCGCTTGTCGATTTCCTTCTTGCGCCTGATCTCGCGCAGGCGTTCCTCGCCAGTATTGGTGAGCTTAAAGACCCGGCATGGAACCGGCATGTTCTGTTGGGACGGCGGCAGGGCGGGATTGGGAAGGACCATCGCAATGTCGAAGAGCCTGATCCAGCCCATCTCCATGCACTTGATCCAAGACAGTTGCATCTCCATGTCATGGAACATGCTGCCGAAGCCGACCACCAGCTTATTTCCTGCCGCCTCCTTCAGAACATTCTCCTCGAACTCTGGCTTCGAGCCGAGACCCGGGACGATAATGGGTTCAAACGCCATCTTGATTCTCCTCTAAAGAAACTTCTCGGTGTACGGCGCGTACTTCTGCTTGCTCCCGCCGCGCACGTATTTCTGAAATTCGCAGCAGCAATTCTGCACATCCATCAGGTCCAGCCGGCGCGCGGTCGACGGCAGCTTCTGCTTGAGCAGATCGAAGAGCTGCTGCATAAGGTCTACTCCAAGCGACTGCGATACTTTCTTCGCGTCGGCATCCCCGGCGTAGATGATGTTCAGGCCCTTGATGCTCCCCGGCCCCAACGGAGCCCAGGTCTTTGCGTCTGCCGACTTGATGATCCCGAAGGTGTGCCAGTCGAAGGCGATCTGGCCAGCCATGAAAGAACCATGCCCCGGATAGTTCCTCAGCAACAGCCACGACGCCTGGAAGCTGTCGGGTAGACTCGGAAGCCGAAGCATTCCCTGCCACAATGGATGCAGAACCTTGTCGATGACCGAGATATATTTCGGCATCCCAGGATAGCCGTTGATGATGTAAGCGGCACGGAAGATCCGCACATTGTGGTCTACTTTCTTTTCCAGCAGAGCCTTGTACTTGATTGGAAGCCAACGGCAGGGCAGGTCTTTCAGAGTCTCAGGCTCGTTGATCCACCGGGCCACGGCGCACGCCATCCACCGATGCGCTGGGTCCCAGTCTTGCACCCATTCTCCAATCCACTTGGTGACCCGGTCGTCGGCCCGCCGCACGTTGCAGAAGGAATATTCGTGGAGCACATCGTCATTGGTCCACGGTCGAGGATCGCCCCGCTCCTTCTTGATCCTGATCGCGTCCCGCTCGGCGACGAACCGGACAAACGTGTCCTTCCGTTGCTCGACCGTATCCATGTCTCGAATGAGGGTGGACATCTGCATCTCCTTCTTCTATAGAGCAGTCCCGAATGTTCCTCCAGAGGCTTTTCAGCCCCTGGAGTTCTTAGGCCGGATAGAAACGGCCTATTTGACCTGCACCACTTCCGACTTCACCAGGAAGGACAGGATGCCGCCCGACGTGAACGGAATCCCCGACTTGTCGAGCGCCTTGCTGAACTCGGCGACCGTCATGTTCGGCTTGAGCATGGCGATCACCTTGCCGACGTTGCTGTCCGGCCGAGTGTTCCGATCGCCGACCTTCTTGATGCGCTGATGATCCGCAAAGAGATTCCGAGAACGAGTGCCCGGAGTCTTTGCCGCCGGGGCGGTGCCGTTCTTCGCCGCCAGCTTCGCAGCCTTCAGCTTGGCGGCTTCCTTCGCCGCCTTGAGCTGGGCCTTCGCCGCGTCCAAAGCGTTCTGTTCCTTCGCTCGCGGCTTCCGCACCCCGAGGAGTGCATTCGCTGCGTCTTCGGCCGCTGCTGCTTTCACCTTTGCCATTGTCAACTCCTTCTGAGTTCCTGAAATTAGCCAGACCCCGTCTACGATAACGGCGAGAGGCTGCCGTGCTGGAGATCCTACTGCTACTTCTTCCACCTTCGCCAGCTCGGAGATGGAGCCTTCTATCGGAGCCATTAGGATAGCCTCCGATATCGTTCTGTGGGCCATGACGTACACCAGCCCACTGTCATAATAGAAAACGTTCAGGTATGGCTCGCCGTCCCTGACCGCCGCTTCGTCATACGACAATTGATGAATCGCCACATCTACTTCTCCTGCTACTACCGACTATGGTACCACGGCAGAATTTGGCAAGCAACATCTATTTTGGACCATATTCTATAGAAGCTGGTCCGCAATCTCGTCGAACAGCTCCTTCACAGGCATGTAGTCGGGATTCTTGGCGAGCCAGCTCTCAAAGGATTCAATAGAATCATTGTCCAGCGTGTCAACGGCGACGTTGGCGGTCTGGGTGGTCCCCAGCGTGGACAAGAGCTTCTCGATCACACCCAACCCATGCTTGTTGGAGACCTGAATCTTGTCCGGCATTTCCAAATCCCCACCGTCCGATCCATATTCCTCGTAGATGGATTTCACGCCGATCCAGATCGTCGGATAAGCTTCCTTCGTGATTGTCTGCATGACGTTCTCCCAGAGGGCAAAAGGCAAAGGAGGGCGGCCCGAAGGCCGCCCGCCGGTCAGACTTCGTATTCGTCCGCCGGGTCGTCGGCCCGGAAGGTCGCCGTGAAGCGATGGCCGTCGACCTTGCGGATCAGCGTCAACTTATTGCCTGACATTTCGAGACCGTACCGTTCGGGAAACCACGGGTGATGCTCGTCGTTGGACAGCACCAGGAAAACCGCCATTTGCGGCAGAGGGTACTCCTCCCGCATGGCAGTCAGCTTGTCAAGGCGGTCCTGCTGCTCGGCGGTGACGCTTTCGATGTCACCGTTGAGCACCGCCCAATCAAGTTTTTCGTCGTCGGCGGTCACGCCGTAGGTTTTTAGGATGGTAGTCATTAGACCCTCGCTGTTTTGACACAAGCCCTTGCCGGGCAAGCCCAGTGTAGCGCACCGGCAAGGGAATGCTACCTGAAGTTTACATCTTCTAAAGTCGAAAGAGGCGGCCCGAAGGCCGCCTCCGGTCGCTACTTGACGCAGGGGGTCTTGGGCTCCGGCTCTTTGTCATCGCCGTTGATGTCGAGATAGCCTTCCAGCATACCCTGGATGCCGTCGACCAGCGCCTCGGAGAGGGTGGCCTTCGGAGTGTCTCCCAAGCTGGTCACCCAACCTTCCTCTTCGTGCATATAGTTGGCGTCCAGCCCACCTTCCAACTTGACGGTGTCGGCGCCAGGATCGGTCAGCACAACGCTCCAGCAGTCAACGTCCGGCCGTCCCTCATGGAACGACTTTTGCAGTCCATTGTGCTGCAAGACGAAAACGTGCTTGGACACAACCTTGGTTTCGTCAAGGTTCAGCATTTCGTAGGGCTTCGTCGCTTCAGTCATACTTACCTCCATGCACCCGGCAGGGGTGCCGGGGCAGCGCCAGCATAGCACAAGCGCGTAGGATGATTAGTTGAAATTTACAGTCCTATTCCGACTTCTTGTAACGAGGTCCGCTCCAGCTATCCACCGCAAGCGGGCACGTCGGGATCCACGGGAGCGGCTCGCTCAGGATCGTGTTGAAGATATCCAGCGTGAGCGTGTCCTTCTTGGCTTGGCAAATCAATTCGTCATGGACAGTGTGACGCAGACGGAACCCGCGCTTCTCGAGCGGCATGAACTTGTGCGCCATCACGTCTCGTGCCTCGTGCTGAATGATATTCTCGGTCAGCAGACCGCCGTACGGATTGTACTTGACGAACGCACGCGGCTTGTCCGACTGGAAGTAGGCCCGCAGTTCCGGCACGACCGTGATCTCGCCCTTCTTGTTTTTCTTTGGTCGCCCGACCACGTGAGCATATGGATAGAACAGGCTGCGACCGCTCATGGTCGTACAGACGAGCATCTTGTAGTGATCGTCATAACGGAACTTGATGCCGCGATAGGTCTGGGTCGTTCCTTTCTTAAGCACCGCTTGGATGCTGAGGTTCTTCATGACCCTCCAGAACTTCACCGTCATTGGATTTTTGGCCCGCCACCGCTCGACCACGTAGCGCGCCGCCTTCCAATCCTTCTCATGACCGCTGCCGATGAAGAGCCACAAGTCGTTGACCCAGTCCCGCGTGCGCTGGTCCGCCGTCCGATAGACGATCGGATAGATGTCGCGGAAATAGACGTTGTTCTTCTCGGTCTGGCGCAGCAGAGCGCCGCACCCGCCTTCATAGCCGAGCGAGAGCTCTTCGATCTTGCCCCAATACCGCATCTCCTTGTCTTTCATCGCTACGGCCAAGGGAACATTAAACAGCTCTGCCCCGTTCTTTTCGTAGACGTCTGCACCGATTCCCATATCGCTCAGCAGCCATTGCTCATTCGTGCTGCGCTGACCCGTCGTCTCCGCCAGCAGACGGGACTCGATGGACTTGAAGTCGGCGACGAATAGTTCTGTTCCTGGATCGGCAATGACCATGGACCGGGTGCAGTTGCTGACGGGGACCATGACATTCCCATAGCAGCTTTCTACGAGCCAGCTTTCCCCGGTCTTGACGACTTGAACCACGTCGTCGATCATCTCGGCGTATTGCTTGTCCAAGCGTTTCAGATTATCCATCTGAACGCCGCGCCCTGCCCAGCGCCCGGTGTGCGCCCCGTTGAACTGGCGTGCGCCTTTCACCGTCCCGTCGGCACAGAGGTGCGCCAGCGCGCTCTTATATTTTCCCGTGCTGCTGCGGCCTCCCTCCAAGCGGCACCGCAGAACGGTCATGATGGAATCGGGCAGATCTGTCCGTTTCATCTGCCGTTCCATCGTCTCCTTTTTCACGTTGTCGATGGCGACGCCCTGAGCGTTGAACCATAGCTTGAGACGGACCGATTGCGTTGGACTGAATCCGCAGATCTTGCGACTCTCCGCGCGAAGCTCCGCCGTGCGCGTGTCGATAATCTTGATCGCCTGCCGACAGAGCTCGGTGTCGATCCGTATCCCTCTGTCGGCGACCTTCTGGTCATACCAGTATTGCTTCTCCTCGCTGGGGATGAGATATGGCAGGCGCTCGCCGCACGCGCGCTCGGTGACAACATCCTGAGAACAGTAAGCGTAGAGCCGGTCGTAGATGGCCGGGACCTGCTCCCGGGTCCATCGGATTGCCTCGATCGGCCTGCCGTCTATGTCCTTTATGATCTTGCGCGGCTTGCTCAACTTGAGCATCGCCTTAGAGCCTTCCTTGTCCTTCTGCTCGACGACCTTGAGGGCCGGAGCGGCGAAGGCCAGCGCGCCTGGGAATCCACAGGCCAAGCTCCTCACCATCGTGCAGCGCCATTGCGTCATCTGGACTTCGGCGTGCTGCATCATCCGAACATTCCACGCGAGCCGCTCGAAGAGCGCATTCCAAGCGTGCATCATGCCGCCGCGTTCTATGTGCCGCTTGAGTTCTTTTGGAAACGGTTCCCATGGCTTCCATATCCGTACCGGCTCTCGCATGATCGCCCAGCCCATGCACAGAATCTCTAGTGACGGATGTTCCATGTAGGCATGCGTTCCCACAACTTTGAGATTTGCTTCGCAGTAAGTCTCAAAATCCACAGACGCGAAGTCCGTGGTTCTTGCCGTCGGAACGAGATATGGACTTGGAATGCTGTCAAAGGGCACTATAGCCTCCGAATAAGGTGCTGGAGTATGCAGCCCCAGCTCTCCACGCCACTTCTAGCCTTCCCTCTCGCGGGCTACTGACAGGCGTGCATCAGCTCGAATTGCCGGACGGGGAACTCTTGGGGGAGGATTATCCCGTCAAAAAGCGGCTACCCGAGAAATGGATTCGTCTCCCTCTTAACTGCCTTCTTCGGCACCGGCTTCTTGCCAACCGGACGACGTGCCGGACGCGTCTCCATTTCTTCCTCGTCCGCCCCGTACTGGCCGTCGGCGTCGTCGATCTCGTCGCCTTCGTCGGAGGCCCAGGTCTCGGGATCATACCCGCCGCCGCCGAGCGGCTCGCCATCGCGGATGAACTGCGCGCCAGCCAATCCGAGACCGACGCCGCGATTGCCCAGACGGTCGTATAGATACGGACGGAACAGGAGCCGCGCGTAGCAGCCGGAGTAGAAGCTCGAGATGTCGATCTCCTCTCGGTTCCGGCCGATGCACTTCGGCGGATACTTGCTGGAAGTATTGAAGTAGAACGCCCCTTCCTCGAAGCCGTCATACTCCCCTACCTTGTCGTCCTGCTCGCGGATCGGAGCCTTGTACCTCTTGTACTTGTCGCCTTTCTCCTGCCGGGCGAAACGCTCGCACGCCTCTCGCAGCAGACTGATGTTGGTTCCTTTCGGGAACAGAGCCGCGCAGCCGTAGTTCTTGCGCGTGGTTCCGTCGTCGTTCTCGCTCTCCTTCGGCGTAACGAAAGACACGAAGCTGAGGCGGCAGACGGGTCCCTTCACGGTAAGGTTGGTGTAGAGTATGCTGCCGTTGGGATGCTTCTTGAGTGGCCGGAGCTCCTTGTCATTCTGCTTGCGGTCGGAACGATTCCTTTGCATGGGACGAGCCATATTCTGCTCCTGTGTTGGTACGTGTTGGTCTGTGTTTGTGTGTCAGGACCCGAAAGGATCCATCATTAGTGTACCATCACGGGGGGCGGGTTGCAAGCTGAAGCGATCAATTTCAACTGGGCTCTAGGAGAACCAAGTCAGCCCGAGCAAAGATATTCCAAGCAGAAGAATCGCTGCTAGAATCCAGCACACCGGCATGACCCAGTCCCACGGCGATTTCTCTTTCATGTTCTTACCCCAGGAATTCGTTGTCGCCTTCCGCATCCTCGTCCTCGAAGTAGTTCTCGAGACGCGGAACGTGGCGGGCATTCAACACGGGCTGCAATCGCTCTTTGCCGGGTGTCCAGTGCCAGAGCGCGTCGAAGATCTCATGCTTGGAAGGATCGATCATGGACCGGACCTTGCCGACGCCGAGCATCTTCCGCGGTGCGTAGACATCTTCCTTCAAACCAAACTTGGCGCGCATCTTGAGCAGAAGCTTCTTCGAGACCTCGGCCTTGTCGCCGTTCCAGACACGAGAACGCCTGCCCTGACCCAGAATGTATCCATCGGGAGGGTACCCCTCGTGCGCCATGTAGTCGCCGAGAGTCACCACGGCTTTCATCCATTGCTTGACGATGGGCATTCCGTCGAGCAGCATCCCCATCCGGGCACTGTCGTCCTGCGCCGGGCGCTGCCGCACCATCCGAACGACGTGCCGTTCCAATGTCGGACACGTGGCACTGGCCGCGCAATAGAGGCAATGGGATCCGGCAACCCGGCCCGCCATTGGATCCTTGACGGCTTCGATCTTCGCCGACAGTTCACGCTTGAAGGTCGTGAGCTGAGAGACCGTCATGACGTCATGCATGAACGGCCCGTCGATATGGTCCAGCCGGGGCTGGTAAATCCAGAGATGGACAGAATCGACCCTGAGGCCCTTCTTGATCAATTCCTGCAGCTTGGCATTGGCGTAGATACGGATCTGGGTATTGTCGCGCGGCGCGGCGACGGCAAGATATCCGTACTTGAGATCCATGATATGGAGCTGCCGTTCTTGTCCCTTGGTATGGTCCAGCGGGTCCTTCTGGAATAAGCCATGCCAGCCTGCATCCAGCGTTCCACCGCACTGGACTCCATTTATCACGATGGGCGTGTACTGCTCGGACCAGAGCTGAACCTTGGTCCCTTCATCCAGCTTGCGCCGCACGAGGTCCACGCCGTCCTGGACGTGCTGGACCATGTCCTCGTCCGGGGTCCATACCGCCTGCGCCCGCTTCAGCTCGATTTCTTCGTCGAGGTAGACCTCAGCATCTGTCTTCTTGGTAAGGCAGAGCTCGAAGAGCCGGTGGGCAGCCGTTCCTTCGTTGGCGATTCCAGTATCGTCTCCAGGAATCTGAGGAGCAAGGGCCTCGGCGCGAACCGATCCAAAGCACTTGGTCCAGCGGTGCGAGCGGGAGGGAGAGAGTTGCTTGATTCGCATGTTTCTTCCTTCTCTGTGCAGACAATGTCATTCACACCCATGTCAGGGAACTCGGCCAGCAGTTGCTTCCACGCAGCGTAGGTGAAATTCTCATGCAGCTTCCGGCCATACCACGCGCGGTTGTTCTCGAAGTCGATATCCAGCACGGCATCCTCGAATTGCGGATTCCAACCCGAGCTGATCCGGAACTCAGATACGATATCCGTACCAAATCGTTGCTCCTGAGGATCGAATCCGAAAGTGAGTCCAGGACCGAATAAGGTCCAGCCTCCGTTCCATCCGCCGCGCGGCGGCAAGAACAAGGTCCGCTTCGGGACCGCCAAGACGGCAGCAGCCCCGAATAGAAATCCACGTCTTTTCAGATCGACCACGGTTCACCCCACGGCGGGAGGCGCTGGCGGGTCAAGGGCGACGGCGGCGCGCGCTTTCTCGTAGCATCCGGCCCATGTCTGCGGGTGCGGCATTCCAGGACGCCAGATGCTCAGATAGTATTGCCATGCGGCGTCGACCGCCCCGACCGCTGGGAGGGGACGGGGGTCTGTCCAGAGCAGAAGCCGGGCGCAGCAGCAGGCGAGATTGTCGTTCCAGGCCATCGCTTGGAATACGGTATTGATGTCATGCGGGATGTCCAGCCAATCGCAGACCTTCACGAGTTGAGTCGGGACCAAGCGGTAGAGTCCGGCCAATCCGCCGCCCTGCTCGAATTGCCAATAGCTGCGCGCGGGTCCGCCGATCTGGACCCGGTACCTCCAATTGCTTTCCTGACCGGGGATGGCCATTGTCAGCACGCTGGATTCCGCCGTATTTGGAATCGCGAGCGCGCCCGCCATCCAATCGAGGGAGGGACGGACGATGGTCTTGTAGAATCTATTGACTTCCATGATCAATTCCTTTCTAAGGTTAAGTCTTATCCGTACGCCACTCGCCGTCATGCTCCAGCCGCCATTGCCGCATCTGGTGCGCCAGCGCGACTGCTTCCTCGACCATCGCCCGATCCGATTCAGGCTTTTGCCCCATTGCGATAGCCGTGAGGCGGTTGAAGGCCCAATGTTCTATCATGTCGGGGGCCGATTCATCTCTGGCCAGCAGGACGAAATAAGGCTCGTCGGGCAGAGCGTTGGCGTAGCAGTCAAACTTCGCCGGGTTGTTCTTCGTTCCCATCATAGGAACCCGAGTTCAGTGGCCGCGTCGCTCTCCTCGGCGGGCGAGGAGCCGACGAGACTGTTGAGCAATGTCACGATATCTTCGCGACCGCGCAACGTCAGCTTCTCTATCGCATCCGGGGCCTTGTCTTTGTTGGCTCGACGGAATACCGCCGCCTCGCCTTTCTTCTCGAAGAACTCAGACGTTCGGGATTCTGTCCCGTCGTAATCCACGCGATAGATGACAGGCATCACTTTCCTCCTATGACGTCGGGCTTGAAGTTAAACTCCATGTTATCGATCAGGTCTTTCAGCAGAGAAGCCGGATCGACGTAGACTCTCTTCAACACGATCTCGCCGAACGACTGGCCGGTTGCCTGCCGGCGGATGATCATGGACGCCCCATTGTCCATCTGCTCGATCTGAGCCTTGAGCGTATAAGCCGCTCTACGTTCAGCATCCATAGCGGCTCCCGTGAACACATACTTCACATCAGTCATCCTACTATTCCTTCCATGTTCGTGAACGGATGCACGACGAATTTGACTGCCGTGAATTCCTGCGCCTGATTCAGACGGGCAATCGCCCGCGCCCGCTCGACCGGCGACTTGAAAACGAATGTCAGTTCTCTATAGCTGAATTGCACCCAGAGTTCTCTGTCCGGTTCCGCTTTCTGGCCGATCAGATGTTCTGCTTCTCGACGGTCTGCATCCAACCGCATGAGATTCAGATCGTGATAGACGTAGAGCTTGCACGGCGCGGACATCTTAGATCCCACCCGATATAGAGGGGATGCAATCCTCGCATGTCACATAGTACGCTGAGGCCTGACCGTCATAGTCCTCGTGTCCGGGGAGTCCCGAACCGCAGGGACATCCGCCTTTCCACCAGCGGAAGCCCTGCCCGCGGACCCACGATCCAATGGGCTTCCCCGTCACGGCATGGCGGGGAGGCTGCGCGTCCTCCCCGGTGTAGATCGGCTTGGTCATTTCGTCTTCTCCCCACAGCGGCAGTATCCCTGACACTTGGGACAATCGCATTCACCATGCGTTGCGGCGCTGCACTGGAACCGTGCAAAGAACTTCTTGCACGGCTCGCACTTCAAGGGCTTGGTCATGGGGTCAGCCTTTGGCCTTCTCGGCCTCGCGGGCCGTCCACGGATACGGCGGCAGGATGCCGGGGCCGTGGTAGGCATCGAGCAGCTCCTGGATGCACAGTTGCTCTTCCACCGTCAGCTGCATGTGCGGCAGCAGATGGGCCAGCTTGATCATGTTCAGATTGTAGACGCGCTGATCGCGCTCGTTCATATGTCCCGTCGGCAACGGGAGATCGGCGCGCTTGGATTCGACGATGTTCTTGGCAGTCATCTCGCGACCTCTAGCTCTATAGGCGGCTTGCGACATGCAAGCGCCAGCCATAGGGTAGCACCGGCGCTGGCTCTGGGCTACCTGAACTTTGCAGAAGCTGTCTGACTCCCAAGCTCCAAGACGGACAGCACCGGACTTCAGTACAATGATTCCTTCTCGTCTAGAACCGCTTGCAGTTCTCGAGCATTCAGCGTGGCGACGATTTCATCATTCAAGACAAGCGCCAGATACAGAGGTCCCTGTTCCCCATTATGATACTGCGGCATGTTGACGATTCTGAGATCCAAGCGTTCCTTTAGGAATGTGATCAATTCGTTCTGGGTGCCGGGGCTCATTTCTATCTCCATCAGCAGAAAGCTGAACAAGGTCCAAAAAATACTCCGGGGTTGAGCCCCGGAGCTAGTTGGGGGATAGTCTACTTCACGCCGAGCATCTTGGCGAGCGGAGCCAGCTTGGCATCCTTGACCTCGTCGTCGAATTTGGCGATCTTCAGCTTCTTGAAAGCGTCCTTGATCTTGGCGATGTCCGACGCCTTCTTCGACATGGCCCGGATTTTCTCGACGAGCTTGTCGCGAAGCTCCTGCATGGGATCTTCCTCGGCGGGCTCTTCCTCGACCTCGACCTCTACCTCTTCCTCGGTCGTCTCCTCTTCGGTCGACTCCTCCTCGGTCGCCTCCTCGGCCTCTGCCTCGGCGACGGTGAAGCCGCGGGCTTCGAGGAACGCCTTCAGAGCCTCGATGACCTCGGACTCATCGTCCCCGGTAAACGCGAATTGAATGGCCATTTCTATTTCTCCAGTTGCTTTCTGCCTGAATGCATTTGCAGGCTCGACCATGGTGGCAGGCTGGAGCTGGCAACGCAAGCGGAAGATAGCAGAAGCGGGCCGACCTTATATTCGCCCGCGTGCGCGCGAGGGAATTTCAAGGTGCGACTCTGGAAAAAGTCTGATTGGGCAGCGTTTTGCTCACGTAAATTCACGTTGCAGAAATGATGCTCCCGAGGTATAATGGTGTGTTGTTCAATGTAAAGAAGGGAACCTCCTAATGCCCATCGATCTGCGCATGCAGCTCCTGAAGAATGGATATCTTCCGCTTCCAGCAATCGGAAAACGGGTATTGATTCCAGACTGGTCGAAGATCCCCATATCGGCAGAGGTCATTCGCAAATGGGAGACCTCACGAAAAGGAGAAATCAACACTGGGATCCGCACCGGCAAGGTCGTCGGCGTGGATCTGGATGTCACAGACAATGGACTTGTGGACAAGCTGCAGAACATGGCGTTCAAGGTTCTGGGGCCGACACATTATATTCGCGTGGGCCGCGCACCCAAGTCCATGCTCATCTATCGGAATGAGACACCGATCAGGAAGATGGAGACCGACACGAACGACAAAGGCCACCATGTCGAAATCCTCGGATCGGGGCAGCAATTCATTGGATATGGAATGCATCCCGACACGAAGAAGCCCTATACGTGGATGAATGGCGATCTATCGAAGGTGCCTCTGAACAGGCTTCCCGCGACGACTCCAGAAAAACTCCGTATTTTCTGTGAAAAAGCGGGTGAAGTTCTGGGCGTCAGGATGCGAGGGAGCGGCGCGATTGCAGGGGAGGCCAAGCCTCATGTTCATCGAGAACTCACGGCAGATGAAATCGAAGACTTGCGGTCGGCGATCAAGGCTATCCCGAACGAAGATCTTCCATATGATACCTGGATCGGGATCGGATTCGCGATCAAGGAATCTTTGGGAGATTCGGGATACGAAGACTGGGTAGAATTTTCAGAGAAATCAGACAAGAACGATCCCGACCAGACGGAAACTAAATGGGAAAAGGATCTCAAGCCCAACGGGACCAAAAGCGCGGGCAGTCTGTTTTATCTTGCAATGCAGGAAGGCTGGGAAGCTCCAAGCCTGACGAAAGCCAGCATCGTAGACAAGAACCGTCCGCAGATAAAGCTGCGGAGCGGATATCTCAATGACGTCGTCGAGCAATCGGCTATCGCACTCGAAGATTCTAAAGAAGATATCTATAAGCAGGGTGGACGGGTTGTGACTCCCGTCTGGGAGATGGTCGCGACAAGTTCAGGAAAGGAGTTGTCGTTTAGACTCAACGACGTCAAACCGGGGATGCTTCTAGCTGTCTTTCCGAAAGTGGCTCGTTATCTGAAGTTCAGGAAATCGAAGAAGGCGGGCGCACAATGGGCTACGGTCGATTGTCCGAGGGAAGTTGTGCAGGGATATCTGGACAATGAGCAGATGCATAAGCTCAGGTCTTTGCGCGGAGTGGTCACAGCCCCGACGTTGCGGGGCGATGGCAGCATGCTGGATACGAAAGGATACGATGTTAAGAGCGGGTTGCTCTACGAGCCTTGCGGCATGGTCTTCCCCGCCATTCCGAAACGGCCTACGCGAAAAGATGCTCTAAAAGCACTGGATGTACTATCGGAGCCGCTCCGTGAATTTCCATTTGCAGAAACGAAAGACAAGGCAGTAGCCCTCTCGAACATTCTTACGGCTGTGATCAGGCGGGCACTGCCGACCGCGCCTCTCCACGCATTCAGCAGTCCGGTGGCTGGAAGTGGAAAATCATTGCTGGTCGATATTGCCAGCCTGATTGCGACGGGGCAAAGGGTGGCAGTCACTCCTCCGGGATACACAAAGGAAGAACTGGAGAAACGTCTGATATCATCTGTGCTGGCAGGGGCAGCCATCATATCCCTTGATAATCTAACCCGGCCTCTGGAAGGAGAAATGTTGTGCCAATGTGTCTCGCAGGAGAGCATGAACCTCAGGCCTCTTGGAAAATCCGTAGAGGTCCGTGCGCCCATCGTGTCCCTTCTGAATGCAACAGGGAACAATTTGACCGCGGCGGGCGATATGACTCGGCGGACCTTGTCGTGCTATATAGATTCACAAGAAGAACGACCGGAGCTTCGGAAATTCGAGCGGAACGAGACTCAATTGATACGAGACG